ATCTTGAAAGAACACGGTATTGATGCCGACATCAGCTTTCAATTCCAAACCCACAACCAAGTCAACTGATAATGCCTACCGTTACTTTCCAAGGTACTGAAGACACTTTCATTGCTTCTAGCTCTGAACTCACCTACAAAGGTGATGGCATCCCTGGCAATGATAGCGGCGACCTTTGCCAGCGTGCGTTCCATATCAACCCCGCTAGCACTGGCAATATTATTGTCAAAGTTGATAGCAGCACTGGCATCAACACCATTCAAATCTTCCAGGAAGATGACTACACCGCAGGTAGCGCTCCGACTGGCTACCTGAAATTCTTTGATATTGCCAAAGCCGGCAAGAGCAAAGGTGTTGTTGGCGTGACCGTGACGGACGCCACCAAAAACTACGTGGTCATCCTCACCACACCTGACGCTTACAGCGAAATCAGCTATAACGGTTCTGTCGTTGTTCCCTAAGACTTCTGTCTTACATCAATGAATACAGCCTCCAGTTGATCCGGCGGTACACCCCCTGTCGGATCCACACTGGTATGGAGCAGTATGCACCCTATCGTGCCAAGGAAGATGGACCTTGGATGATTGGGTACGGCAGCAAACGGTTTGGGCGCAGTGCTGTCACGCCCTTCCTACGCTGCACACGTAAACAGGTAGAAGCCCAGCTTGAGAAAGACCTGGAAGAGTTTGTTTTTATACTCCAGGATTTAATCTTCTTGCCTTTAAATGAGAAGAAGAAAGGTGCAATCTTAAGTTATGCCTATAGTATTGGGATTACACAATTTAAAGATTGTAGATTACTCCAGCTGATTAATTCTGGCGCAGATCGTACAGAAATTATTCAGGAATGGTCGCCATTTATAAATAAAGATATCCTCTGGAATAAACGTTTTGTTGATCGCAGAAGGAGTGAACTTGGTGTATATCTGCAACCCGACACTGATGTGCCCCTACTGGTGGAGCACAAGTGTAAGTTACCAAAATGCCTGCTTAATATTGCTGAGAATTTTAATGGTTCTCCTCAGCAAGTTAAAGCAATTGAGTTCCTAGAAGAACAACTACTTCGTTGGGATCCAAAGAACGAAGTCGTTGATGAGTTCTTTAGGCTTTGGAATCAACGTCCAAGATCGACTGGTTCAGCAGCCCTTTATTCTGAAGATGATCTAGAAAATCTTGAAGCTCTAAGGTACGCAAGTAGTTTAATTCCTCAGGAGTTAGATCAATGCTTGGACAATCAGGTTCCATAAGTATTAATTAACCGGGTTAAATACCATTGCGCTTTACGTAAATCTTGCACCGGATTCTCCTTATTCTCATAACGCCAAATATATTTCATTACGTTACCCTTCAGGTAGCCACGATACGCCTCTGATGACATGCACGCATCAATAGCATCAATGCACTCCACGTGGCCAAATGTGTAATGAGAAGGGTGATTTACGTTGTCTTCTTCCATGGAGTGTTTAGTTCTGCAAGAATACTAGTATGGCATTTGCAAAGAGTCAATCTTACCTGGTTGACAACCGGTTTAGTGAGGCGCAAGGTGTTGATGACAGCAACACCGGCCTGAACTTTTTAGGTAATTATATTCAAGCAAGAAGCAGAGAAGGTAAACTTCCTATCACTTTTGAACGTTCTCAAGATGACCGCTTCATCTTTCCTGCTCTTGGCGGCACTGTCCCCATCGGTGCATTACCTTCTGAGCCACGCGGTCCTTCCGGTCTCGGCAACACTGACAGCTCTGCTTCTTTCCGCAATATTTTTAGGGCTCGATAAGCTAACGTCACATGATGACGCGGCCAAGCGTTGAAAAAGCTTCTTCAAACTTGGCCAAACGGTTAATTCCCAGGTCCTTAGGCGGAAGATACACAAAGAATCCCCATTTCAGTGGGTTTTCTAGTTGGTAAAAATTACGTCCGTGCATCACCTTAGGACGTTCTTTTGGAATACAAACTGGATAATCCCAGATGCTTTGCTGTTTCCGCAGTGTTTCGTGGGAAATACTGAAGAACAAAGCAGAATTCACAAACCCTAGCTTCCAATCCTTCTCCAGGCGCCTGAACCAAGCCACTGAGGGTGAGATGCCACCAAAGCCACCACGGGTTGACCAACGCCAGCTGCCACGTTGCTTGTTGAAGGAGCAGCGGCCGTATGTTGGTGGGAAGCAATAGACATTTCCGCTCCACGGTTCTTGCTTATTAAGCGCATCATCTGTTTTGCAGAAGAATTTTTCTGCCTGGATGAACTCTTTGTTGGCGTGAGCCGTGGAGCAGGGATCTAGATCAATATAATCTAGTGTGTGATAGATCAAAGGCAGGTAAGAAACAGGGGTGCACCAATCATCTTCTAACTTATAAATACGATAGAGAGTGTGATAATTGCGTGCACGTGCACCGCCTTGTTTATGCATTATTCAGATTCACTAAATGCCAGTGGTTGATCACGCTTATAGCAAATTAAGGACATTTCTTTATCGTCTTGAATGATAAATAGTCCTGCTGTCTTAGGGTCAATAGATTCTGCCCGTGCAATTGCTTTTTGCATCACATCCGCAGGCCCCTCCATCTCACGACTACGGAAGTCAGACTGTGCCTGGATCATTGCTGGTACCGGCAGATAGAACATCGAGTTCTTAGGATCCTCTACCCGTGGTAAATACACAATGGCACCAGGACCTTCGTTGGCATAGAACTTCTCATAGAAGTCACACATGTCAGCACAGATCCTCTCCACTACTAGTTGGGTCATCTTCATCTCCCCACCAGTCTTGGCGTTGGAGAGAAGACCGCTGATTAACCTTTGCCGCCTGTTGCTCATCTTTAATAAATTGTCCGAGACCTGTTTGGTGTAATGTTTTACAGAGCTTGGGTAATGGCTGATAGATGACAACCATTTTGCCCATGTTACCAAGTTTTTTTAGGAGTTTATTTTTCTCATCCTTTAGCTTGGTTAGCTCACCTTGCCTAATTAAATATTCAGCTACACAACGATACCGTCGTTTTGTTGCTAAGTCAATGTCGGGAAACTTCTCACAGATTGTGGCTGGTTTCATATCGCTGAACGTGATCCTAATCTGATCTGCCAGCGATAAACCATGAATTAAATCTGTACTTGTTACCTCATAGCTCTTAACCAACTCCAAATACCGCTGAAGATCTGTCGTTTCAAACGATCCCTCTGGCGGTATGAAGGGTTGAATCTGGGCTGCTAAGGAAGGCTTAACAATCTCCTGGTAATTTTCAACCGTTACTGAGTTGATATCTAAATCGGTAAAGCGATAGCTCATTAACCAGGTTGTTTTCCATTAGCCTAACAACTTTTTGCTTGCTTGCAATAGCGGATCTTTTCTTCCCACTGGCGTTGATGATCCATCATCAAAACCAGTTCGTAGTAATCACGTTTTGGTTCCAGGTGTTTAAAGTCCCCTGGCTTAGGCCGACCACCAAAGTTAGAAGCTTCCCATAAAGAATTAGCAAAATTCTTCTGTTGGGTTGACATTAGTGATAACATCGTTTTAGTTGACATTGCTTTGAGCAGGTCTTTAAAATCCTCTGTAAAAGGACTACACTGATGCGTCGCCCCATTACCTATGCTGAGCTGATCCTTGCTGTCCTCTTGATCATCGGGGGTTTCCAGCTGGCGCCTCACCTGTACAGGTTTGTTTCAGATAAAGTAAGTATAGAGGTCAAGCTTAAATAGAGTCCATGGGTCAACCCAAGCCACCTACTACTGAGATTAAACCGCAGGATCCTCTGATTGTACAAGAATCTGTGCGGCCATCGACTCTGTACGGTCAAGGAAAGTTTTTAGAATCAACTACTGAGAATCTTAATCGTGCATTAGCAATGCGTAGTGCTTCTGCTGATGCGTTATTAGGTCGTCCTACAACACCAATTCTTCGGGATAATGGTGAACCTATTCCAACAAACTTAGGTTTTACTCAGTTTGACCCTACTGTTTTCTTTGAAGCAAGTAAGAATCCCTACTTAGCAGCAGATATTGCAGAAACTAAGCGTAAAGAAGAGCGTGCCAATCGAATGGAACGTCGTCGTGAACGTATGGATGAAGAGATGAATAATATCTTTGGTATGGACCGTGCTAGCTATTTAAACGCACTGGGTCGTATTTCTAATCAAGGCCGTAGCACCTGATCAGAATAAGTTATCTTCTGGTACGATTTCTTCTTTCTGATCAACCCAGTGGTTATAGGTGTCCATGAGGACTTT